TACTGTTGCTACTCCACTCGGAACAAGTTATGGATATGAAGTTAATCTGCAGGCATTGCAAATGCTGATCGATGAAGCACGTCTCGAACGTCCCGCAGAATTTGATCTGTATGAGCTAGGCGCTGGTCTGCTAGTTGCAGCAATTGCAGTGGTAACGATCTGCTACCTAGGATATGGCATCGCTGGCCTGATCTTTGCTGTACTTGCTGCTCTGCCGATCGGCGCAGGATTCTATCTGTTTAATCTGGGTATGCTTGCCGACTATACCTGGATCGTGGGCGCGTTGATTGCAAGCTGGGGATCTGCGCTGTTTATGCGCTTCGTGATGGAATTCAAGCTCAAGCAGCAAATCAAGAAGCAGTTCGAGACATACCTCTCACCGGATCAGGTCGCACAGCTGCAGAAGAATCCCGATGCACTCAAGCTGGGTGGCGAGGAACGCGAGCTCTCGATTATGTTCACTGATGTCCGCGGATTCACCGCGATCTCTGAGCACTACGGAAAGAACGTGCAGGGACTGACGCAGATTATGAACCGCTATATGACTGCAATGACGCGCTCGATCATTGAAAAGAAAGGCACACTTGACAAGTACATCGGTGATGCTCAGATGGCATTTTGGAATGCGCCGCTTGATGATAGTTCTCATGCCATCCATGCCGTCGAGACAGGACTTGAAATGATGGGTAGCCTCAAAGCGTTCAATGAAGAGATCGCAAGGGAAGGTGTGCCGGCATTCGGTATGGGATTGGGAATTAACACTGGTACTGTAGTCGTAGGCAATATGGGATCTGAGCAGCGGTTCGACTACACCTGTCTAGGCGACCACGTCAATCTTGCTTCTCGCCTTGAGGGTCAGTCAAAACCGTACGGCGTCAAAATTGTGCTTGGACCAGTGACACGAGAGAAGGTCAAGGATGTCTATCCTACGCTCGAGCTCGACTGCATTGCAGTGAAAGGCAAGAAAGAAGGCGTGAAGATCTACACTGTTTTCGATAAGGGTACTAGTACCTATTCTAGCAGCCATGACCATTTCTTGGAATACTACCGCGCACGCCAGTGGGACAAAGCGATTGCACTGGCAAAAGACCTTGCTACTCGGATGGATTTCATGGCTGGATACTATGAGATGATGATCGAACGAATCGAGTATCTGCGCGACAATGACCCGGGCGAACAGTGGGATGGCGTCTACAGAGCGACATCTAAGTAGATCAACGACTTACGTAACTTTCTTTCCTGTACTTTTAGCTCAAGGTATGTAGTGTAGTGATAATGAAACTGCACTACTTTACCTCGGATCAATTCAAGTGGAAGGGTACTCACGGTACTGCTAAGATTAGTGATATACTGAGCAACCGTCACGAGAACATCAGCCGGTTTGCCATTACTTCTATTCGTACTGGACAAACTCGTTTCTACGAGATCGATACCAATGCGCCTGGGTATGAAGACGGATGGGACGGCGAATTCAAGTGCTATACCGACAATCTTTTCGATGGTACTCGGATTACTATAGTGAACGACTGATAGTCAGTTACTTACGTAACTTTCTTTCCTGTACTTTTTGAGCCATTTGTGTAGGATATTGCCATGATGAATGCTAAGCAACTTGCCGCTCGTACTAATGTCGTGACATCCTTTGTCTCTAAATCTTGGATGACTGACGGTACGCGAACTGTAGTTCAGTTTTTGCCGCGCGAAAAGCAAGTTATTGGACAGACACAAACTCGCGAGCGCGAGATCATCGCTAGCTCGGTCTTGCCCGTCAAAGAAGACGACTGGGCGTTGCTCTACAAAGTTTTTGCAACTAACACGAGTTTTGAGCGTTGGGAGATGTCCTACTGAGCATCAACGGGTTACGAACTTTTCTGTCCTGTACTTTTTGAGCCATTTGTGTAGGATATTGCTATGATGAAAAACGAACTGAAGACTGTCAAGTACAATGGTGTCCGCTATCGCATCACGCGAAACAATGGCGTGGAGCTCGTACTTGTGCCGCGTCGTGCGAAGAATGACGACAAGAAAGTCACTGTAAAAATCTCCGATCTCTCCAAGCGTCTTCGCGACCGCCTCAAGGCTGGCAAGAACGCAACTGATTACCACTACGTGCGTAGCGCGATGAACGGTGCTCTCGTCAAGGAAGACATTGCTACGCCGTACGGCTGCTCTGTGGGCGATGAGGCCTACTGGTGTAACTAATTGGTAGTCAACGGGTTAGAAAAACTTAGCGTGCCTGTTGGCTATCAACGGGTTACGCAACTTAAATAGCTTTACTTTTTGCTCAGAGTGTGTAGCATAGTCTTATGAAAATGATACTTGCGCTTCTTGCTCTGACGACCGCTGCGGCTGCTGCCGACCAGTCGCGTCTGATTGATGCGTTGATCCGCGTCGAGTCAAATGGCAACGCCGCTGCGGTGGGCGACTCCGGCAAAGCTCTCGGCATTCTTCAGATCCATGCGATTACTGTCGCCGAGGCTAACCGCCTGTCTGGCAAGCACTTTACGCATCGTGAGATGCTCGACCCTACTAAGGCGCGCGCTGTTGCCGAGATTGTGCTAAGCCATTACTCTAAACACATTAGCAAAACGACCGGCCGTGATGCGACCAACAAGGAATTGGCGTTCATCTGGAACGGTGGTGCGGGCGCATGGAAGCGAGTCGCCAATCCGGTGGCCGACGCCAAGCAGAAGAACCTCGAGAACTACTGGAACAAAGTTTCGCGGTCGCTGTAAATCAAACAATGAACGACTCACATCTTCAACCTCCCCAATCAGACATTGACTCTGCACTTAGAATTGAAAAGAGTGTGAAGCAAAATGAGCGAGCACACTATCTGGAATTCATGAACGATGTTCCGATGTCTGCTCGTAAGACACCAAGAGAATTGCGTGATGGTTGCATCTTGAGCCATCTTTTCGATCGGTCGAGGCAATAATTGTTTACCGTGAAAGCAAAAACTAAAGTCGAGTACCGCCTTGAGTGGCGCGCAGTATGGCCTGAGCCAAGTTGGGAGCCAGCTGGCCGATTCGTCAATCCTGTCTCTATGAGAGAAGCAGTCAAGAAAATGATGAAAGATGGCAATAAAGTTCGCGTCACTAAGATAGTTTCTGAACGCACAATCCACACGCCCAAAGGTTGGAAAAACTCGCTAGAATAAATACCTTTGTTCTGTGAAATGAGCCTACTTCTAGTAAGTAGATCAAGATATACGTTTCGGCCTTCGTTCACAAGATGACACTGTTGGCCTAGTTAACATAAAAAGATACTTCAACTCAGATTGAGGTAGGCTCATTTGACAGAACTTTTTGATTTACATTCCGTGCCGTTTATGGCAGGATCTACACTATGACTAAGACTAAATACACTCGCGAGCAGTTGCTCAAAGTTCTTCGCGCCGGAGATCCGGTTGTTGTGACATTCACCAAGGTTGATGGAACTAAGCGAGATATGCGCTGCACGCTCAACGACATTCTCGTACCAGAGGATAAGCATCCGAAGGGCACAAAGCAGATCAAAGAGAATCTGGATGTCATTCGCGCTTACGATCTTGATTCAGATGGCTGGCGCTCGTTCCGTGTCGATTCTGTCACTGGTTACACGCCCGCGCCACTTGAAGTAAATCTGAACCTGATCTAATATGGCGCGCAAAGCAAAAGTTCCGAACACAAGCTACAAGATCCGCGCCATCGACACTCGGTATACAGGTGACGAGCCTGTCTGGGATGGCTGGGAGCGTTGGGATCTGGAGAAGTTCAAGAAAGAACGTTCTCGCGCATTCAATTTTTACAACTACTACTTGGATGCGGTGCAGACGAAAGGCGCTGTCTTTGAGTGGATGGAGCGCAACAGTTATTCTAAGGATGACATTGCTGCAGTAAAAGCTGCGCCCGACTATCTTCCGGGTATTACTGCTGGCACGTTGTGCATCTGTATGAACCGCGGTATGCCGGCGCTGCATCCTGAACTTGAAAACGAGCAACCTTCTGACGCAGCATTTGTCTCTGATGCACTGATCAAAGCGATTGCAGAAGGCCGGCGTGCTAAGCAGCCAGATACTGTGGCAGTAGATACTGCGCCAGCTATTTCGCCGATGCTTCTTCTGAAGGCCAAGGCGCAGCGCACAGTCATCATGGATCTTGATGTTCTGCTTGATGACTGGATGCGAACCAAGGGGCAGAAGGTGCGCCGCATCGATCTGTATGAGACGATGAACGGACACGATCTATCCGCCCTAGCTTGCCCGCTCGTTGAACGCTGGCTGACGCGGCAGCGCGATGAAATGGTTGCTGCGCGTGACAAGACTGACCCCGATCTGGTTGAAGGCTATCGCTATCTGACAGGGCCTGAGCTGCGTGACCGCATCGATGCGACAGAACAGATGCTCGCTGATCTGAGCCGTTACTGCCATGCTGCAAAAGCAACTCGTGCACCGCGCAAGAAGCGTGCTAAGTCTGCAGACAAGCAGATCACCAAGCTCAAATACCGCAAAGAAGACACCGAGTATAAGATTGCATCGATCAATCCGACACGAGTTGTTGGTGCATATCGTTTGCTAGCATTCAATACCAAGAAGCGTATGCTGCTTGACTATGTTGCTCAGTCAGCGGAAGGTTTCTCGATCAAGGGAACCTCGCTCAAGAACGTCGATGAAACTAATAGTCGTTGCACTCGTCTGCGAAAGCCTAACGAATTCCTGGAGGTTGTGCTGAATAATACCGCCAAGCAGATTGAAAAGGCCTGGGAAAAGCTGACTACGAAGGAAGGTAAACCCAAGGTACGAATCAATGAGGATGTAGTACTGCTACGAGTCTTCGATAAGAAAGATTAATAGCTAATAGCTTTATCCTTTACAAGATTTAATCAAGGCTGTATTATATCATCTTGGAATCACAACTAATGTTAGATAACATCTTAACTAAAACTACATTAACTCAACGAGTAGAAGAACTTGTTAAAGTTGAGAAGATGACTTACATCGAGGCAGTGCTACATATCTGCAATGAGCATCAGATCGATCCTGCCGATATTGGCAAGCTGATCGTGCCGTCGATTAAAGCTAAGATTGAAGCTGAAGGTATGGCATCTAATCTTCTTCCTAAGTCTAACTCGCTGAATAACTTTTTATGAGCACAGAACAAACCGTAAACATTACCGCTAATCCCGATGGTTCGCTGGCCGCTACGCCCGCTAAGATTCCACTGAAGTTTCGTCCTCGCCGCGGCCGCCATCCTGATGTTACGCCTGGCGCGTTTGGCAATGGCCGCAAGCACAATGGCATCAAGTACCGTCGTAGCTCCCTGATCCGTCGTTTTCAATGATGAAGGTCTACACACTCGATCAGAACGATCTGCAGAGGACCGGTCAAGCGGCCACCACTGCATTTCTGAATACGGCTCTGGCTGATAAAGTCATCACTCAGGAGCAATACAATGAACTCTCGAAGTACAGTATGATCTGCCATACCCCGAACGGATTCATTGAACGGCTGAAAACCGCCATTGGATTCAACAAGGAAGAGAATGGGTATGAGAAGATCTACTGGACTTCGCATCAACTGACAAGGTAATGCAGCCTTGGGAGGCATATCAGATATATACTGCGCTGAAGCTGCACTTTGAGTCCGAATCTTACGACGCCTTAAAGTACAACTTTAGAACTTCTGCTAGCCAGAAGTCGTTCCTTCAAAGACGGGATCGCTTTCACTTCGCCAAGCTGGCTAAGAAGTATCCCGAACAAAAAACTTTGGTTGACTTCCTAGTTGCTAACTTCTCTAAATGGGGACGCAGCACCTGGGCAGGCAACCTGCTCGATAACACGGGTGAAGAAGTATACCGAGACTGGCTCAAAAAGCGAGACTCGTTCACGTACTTCTTTACAAGTGAGGTCGACAAACTCGCTGACTATTGTGAGAAGAACTCGCTGACATTCGATCAATTATTTGCTCGCGATGGCACGAATCATCCTAAAATAGTCAAGCTTTTCGGTGAAAACGAAATCTCAAAAGAGACAATAACTGTCTTTGATGAGCTACTCAATTTTATGAAGCATCAGAACGTAACAGAGACGATCTTCTGGCCAGAATTTGAGAAGTCAATCCGAAAATACCGGCCCTTTCTCCGTCAAAACGTAGACATTAGTAAGTGCAAGTCTATTGTGCTGAAAAGGTTTGCAAACGGAGGACGCTAACATACAATACCATACGCAATCATACACTAAAATACTATGTCATTCGCTGACCTAAAAAAGAATCGCTCCGCAAACCAAATCGCGCACCTGCAATCGCAGGCTGCTAAAGCCGCTGGCAATGGCGGCGGTGAAAAGTCCTATAAGGACGACACGCTCTGGAGCCCGACTGTTGACAAGGCTGGTAACGGTTATGCCGTGATCCGCTTTCTTCCTGCGCCGAAGGGCGAGGAACTTCCCTGGGTCCGTTATTGGAACCATGGCTTCAAGGGTCCCACGGGCAAGTGGTATATTGAGAACTCTCTGACATCTATCGGTCAGAAGGATCCGGTTGCTGAGCTCAATTCGAAGCTTTGGAATTCCGGACTTGATTCCGATAAGGAACTCGTCCGTGAGCGCAAGCGTCGTCTGCATTATGTCGCCAACATCTTGGTGATCTCCGACCCGTCTAATCCGAATAACGACGGCAAGGTATTTCGCTTCAAGTTTGGCAAGAAGATCTTTGATAAGATCCTCGACTTGATGCAGCCGCAGTTCCAAGACGAGAAACCCGTCAATCCGTTTGACTTCTGGGAGGGTGCTGACTTCAAGCTCAAGATCCGCAACGTTGAGGGATACCGCAACTACGACAAGTCTGAGTTTGCTGCTCCTACTCCATTGTTCGGAGGTGATGAAGGTAAGCTGGAAACAGTCTACAATCAGCTGCACTCGCTTGCTGAGTTCATCGATCCGAAGAACTACAAGTCATATGACGAGCTGTCACGCAAGCTGATGGATGTTCTGGGTGAATCGGGCCAAGTGCTCACCACTGCGGAACGTACTCAGCTCGATGAGACAGCGCCTGCTCCGCGTCGTGCCTCTGCTGAGGCTGCTCCGATGCCTGCCCGCAAGGCAGCTGTTGAGGCTGATGAGGAAGCTGGTGACGAGGATACACTGAGTTACTTCGCGAAGCTCGCGAAGGAAGACTAATAGTTTTCTCAGTCTAGCGTCTCAAACGAAGAGCGGTCGAAAGGCCGCTTTTTTTAGTTACAAGTCTTTCGGCAATTCGCCGCGCTCGATTAGCTTTTTCTTGTTTGCCTGATGACCTTCCTGAACGAGTTCTTTATTCTCGCCTTGATAAGGAACCGCATAGTTATTCTCGATTAGCCATTTATTGACATTAGTGCCGTCATCTAAAATAAACTCGCCGAGAATACGGCCAAACTTATCGTCGTTGCCATCATCCCGTTGCGTATTAATCTTGACCCAAGATCCAATAGGTAGCTTTTCGCCTAATTTCTTTTTAGAAAGTGTGCCGCGTACTTTTTCTTCCTTATCGGCTGTGCGCGATTCAGGAGTATCCACTCCCAGCATACGAACTCGCTGATTTGCGAGCACAATATTGAAGCCTAAATCCAGATCGATATCGACTGTGTCACCATCGAGGACCTTATTGATTCTGCATTTGTATTGGTACATAGATTATATTCCGTAAGGTGATGCTTTGAAGATCATTCCAGTTCTATCAGGAATTGACAGACCACCGCCGTAAGTAACAGACTGATTGTTGTTCGTTACGTTGGTGCGGCTACTTGCATCTACAACTGATGTATTATTTGCGACACTTGCAGCATCCTTCATCGCCTGAGTTGATTGAGACGTTTCATTTAAAGAAGCACCAGTTACATTAGCCATCGGTGTAATGCTTTCCATTGCCAAGCGCTTATCAAGTGCAGTTGTTGGCTTAAGAGTGCTCGCATATGCATCGATACGATCTAGTGCTGGTGACCCGGATTCTGAAGGGGGAGTAGAAGATGTGGGCGTGGCAGCAGCACTACCGCCGCCAGTAGCAGATGCCTCGCCGCCCAGGCCAAGCATATCCAATGCTTTCTTCGTGATATCAAATCCTACAAGTTTGCCAAGCGAATTGACTGGTGCAAGTAATACCTTTATCAATCCAGCGACAATACTCTTGAAGAAGTCTACGAAATCAATCTTACCAAGTAGCATATCCTTTAATCCCACGAATATGCCCTTGAAGCCTTCCCATATTTCTTTAAAGTAACCAGAGATTACATCGGTTATTTTACCGACTAATTCTGGCAACGTGTTCATAAAGAAATTGAATATACCTTCAAACATTTCTTGTCCGACGTTTATGAACTCTCTAATGAAGTCCTTAAAGTTGAACATATCAAGTTCTTTTTCAATTTCTTTAAATCCAAGTTTGCCTGCAATCCAGCTGATGATGCTTTTTGGTATATCGACCATCCATCCGATTAGGCCGTTGACTAATCCAACCATACCTTCTTTAAACTTGTCAGCGATGCTGCCTTCCTTTTCGCTGAATCCTTTAAAGAAGTCCCAGATTCCCATAATGATTGTTAGCGGCAAGAATAACTTGGCTGCAAGCTTGCCTAGGAATCCGAACACCTTTCCTGCAAGCGATCCGAGTGCTTCACCAAGCTGAAAGAATACCTTAAACGGCTTTGTGATCGCGCCCCAGATTCCTTTTAGAGTATTGAGCGCCTTGCCGATGATACCAATCGAATCACCAGCAGCATCAGCACCTTTTACCAGATTCTTGACAGCATCAAACTTCGATACGACATTTGCGAATGCTTCCTTAACTGGCTTAAATGCATCCGCCACGAACACGAAGAAATTCTTGACGCCATTGACTGCTGCAGTAATCTTATTTCCTACAGCGCTTAACAGTGTTCCAACTTTAGCAACTGTCTTTTCGACAGCTCTAAAGATAGGATTGTCAGATATCAGACGAATATATGCTCTAAACTTAGAGATCATTCTTTCGCCTATCTTCATAAAGTTTTCAAACGCAGTAGCTATATTCTGCCCTAAGCGCGAAAACATCTCAGGCAATTTAGATGCAATCAGTCTAGGAAGCGCTTTGATTCTGCTCCATGCACGTTCAAACGCTTTCCCCAGATTATCGATGAATCTACCAATTGCTTGTCCGAGCTTTGACTCCTTCACCATCTTGATGATGTTTTTGAAGATAGCGCCTAGTTCCTTTGCAAGCCCAACGATGAAACCACTTGCTGCGCCTAGCAATCCAGCAACCCAACCCATCAGACCTAATTTACCATCCTCGTCTTTGTCCTTATCTTTCTTTTCTTTTTCTGGTGGACGCTTTGTTATTTTTTCAAGCAGCGCCATGAATTCGCGCCGATTTTCTTCTTCTTGCTGGCGACGAGCATCTGCTAATTCTAGATCCTGCGCCATCATATTGGTAATGTGGCCGATGTCATTAGCGATTGCTATAATTGGTCGATAAAGATCAATTACTATCGAAGATGTAGCAAATGATGTACCTTTGATTTCTATCAGGCAGTTCAATATTTCATTGAACATTCCAACGTCAAGTTTAGATTCTTCTTTTTCTTCGGCTGCTGGGGCTGCAACTGCTGCTGCAGCGATAGGAATAGTCGCTGGCCCAGTCTTTGCCAAGAAATCAGAAATGTCTGTCGCTATCATTTCAGTCCATGTTGAGACATCATTCATCTCAATACGGAGCTTTTCCATCTTTTCTGTTAACTTCTTTAACCCATCGCTTGATGACTTAGCTGCCTTGCTTGATGTTGCTGATCCGCGTTTCTTTGCAGCAGGCGCTTTCTTGGTTGATGCTGATCTTGTTTCTGCTACGGGCGCAGCGGTGGGCGTGATGGACGAGGCTGTAACATCGGGCGATGATACTATTGGATCTGTTGTCTTTTTTGTCTCGTCCATCGTAGTTTACTTTTTAGAATTGAGCTTTTGAATTCTTTCGTTTTCCTGCTTAACGTGTTCCGATAGCAGGTGAACGTAGATTTCCCTCTCCCATGGCAGCATATCCTCAAGCTCAGTTAAACTGTAGTGGTGATGCTGCATCATTGCAAAATTAGTCTGATAGTAGTTCAGAAGATTGTCGTGAGAGAGGGCTAGTTGAAAAAATTCTGCAAACCTGAGATCTCAAATTCGTTTTCCTTCTTGCACTTTTCGCATTTGAACTTGATGTCCATTTGTAGCTTAGGCATGCTGGAAATGAATTCCTGAATCTTCAGAAATTGTGCCTGATTCAGCGAGTCTACGAATTCAGCAAGTTCTTCACGCTTATGCTCTGCTGCGTGATATACTCCGTCCTTATCGTAGATCGTATCGATACAAGCAATAATGACACTAGTGATTGTTTCTGGTGTAAGCTTTCCATCTTGGTCAGAAAGGAAATCAGCCTTTGGATAGTTCAGCGTGATACCGACTTCGTCATTTAGCTGAATCTTCTTTTCGACCTTTTCAGGAAACAGCACTTGTACCTCATCGAGATTGATCTCAATCTTATTGACGGCCTCACAGTGTTTGCACTTGATGCCCACACGAGAAACTTCACCAACGGACTTAGAACGCAACTTGAGGAACAGGTATTCCAGATCAAACGTGCAAAGCTTGTCAGGATCAATTTTATTGAAAGTGCAAGAAGAAACAATGTCCTTCATTGCAGTCATGATCTGCGAGTTATTCTTTGACTCGAGCGCGATCATAAGTATCTTCTCTTCCTTGACCAGATAAGGACGGTACATAACCGTCTTTCCGGTTGACGGAATCTTCACTTCATACTTTGGTATATCGATTTTTGGTAATGCCATAATAATTACGGGTTAAATTCAATTCACTTCATAATCAGTAAATGCCATGGTAACTGTCATTTTCTGCACTGAATTCTCTGCAGCATTATCGAAGCCGATTGAGCTTACAGTAATTGGAAATGCTTCTTTTAGCTTTACTTCGTAAACAATAGAATTTTCTTTGTCGAGTTGCTGAATGATGATATCTGTTGCATAATCATTCTTATATGCTACTCTATACCGATTCATGTCTAATACAGTATCAAGCCATGATTCAAATATTCTTTTCATCGAATATTGATTTGTTAGCAAGAACGTAAATACCACTTCCTCGTTCATATAACCAGTTGGCATTTTTTCTGTTTGCCGCAATAATCCGTAATCAGCAGTCAGTATTTGCTTTCCTGGGAAACTTGCATTTTCACAAAGGATAGTAAATTCTTGGGCAATCGAATTGATATTCCTCGGCGGAGTCATTATGACGTTAAACCGATTCGTGACAGCAAGACCGTTTCCTCGCGAAATAGCTGCCTTTAAATCTTCTATTGAATTCAGCGCCATGATTATGCCTTTTGGTAAATTGACTTAGAGTCTCTCCAGACAACAGTCTTTTGAGCACCCTTGAAATGTTCTGTTGGCAGAAAGATTGCGGTTTCCCAGTCCGGAGCCATGATCTGTGCTGGGCGCGATTTCATCTGCTCAAACAGATAATGCTTTAAACATGGAGCAAAATAGCGCATCTTTCTTGCTCTATTAAGCAATTCATATCGAACTCTTAACCGAGTTCGCTCTGTCAGCGTATCATCAGAAATTGTTTCAAGCAGACGATCTAGAAATATTGCACGGATGCGCGGATGTAAGTAATGCAGATTCATCCCCAGAAATCCACCAGGTGCTGGCGCAAGCATAATCACAAGCGGAAACCTGTCAAAGTATGGCAGCGTTTCTTTGTGCTTCGCATCATAGAGGAACATATACATAAATCCCCATTTTGGGAGATTCTGTTGTTTCACCTCTGTGTCTCTAAGTAACTTGTTGCGGTTGATGCGCCCGTTTAGTTCTTTGACTCTTTCTACGAACCAGTCTCTCGCCTCCTTTGAGCGAGCAGCATAACCAGTGCCCTGAAGCTCCTGGCGAAGCGATGAGAATAGCGATGGCATCGTGGCATCTATTTATAGCCCATCCTCAAAGTATTTTGATCCCCAGTCCCTTCAGTGTTTCCTCAGTCCATACCTCAAACTTCCATCCTCTGTCAAGCGCATAAGCATTTGCGGCTTCCCACTTACTGATGTTCTTAGCATATGTCATTACCTCGGTAATATACTTGCGCGTTTTCTTACCTGGGTTCTTAGGTGGTTGAGATTCTTTCTTGGGTTTGATTTCAACAAGTAAAATTCGACCATCAGTAAACTCAATCTTTGCATCGACAAAGTAACGGTGAACGCGGCCATCTGTCTTACAGCGGTATGGCACGATTACTTCCTCTGATGACCATGTCTTTACAAAATCTGCTGAATCTAGCCAGCGAAACAGCTGTCTTTCCCACAAAGATCGGTATACGATATTACCAATATCGCCTCGATACTTTGATGGATTCTGCGGTGAGAATTTACCCTTGTAAGACATATAAATAGTTTGATTCCTCGAGTCTTCTAACTATTTATGCCCTCCAATTCCGAATCTAGTTTGCGAAATATTGCGGCTGCAGCCACAAATATGTTGGAGACATCGGGCGCGCGAGTAACTGCTGAGGCACGTGCTGTCAGAAATATCGAACGATATACTACAGCAGGATCAGGCGGCCTGCTTGTTTTTCCATCACATATGAGAAACAATTCTGCGGGTTATCCTCATATGGCATTCAGAACTGGATCTACGTATATTTACTTTCCAATTCCTGCAGGTCTTACGTTTTCGGATCAGGCAGAATACTCGTCAGTTGATCTTGGCTTGTTGGGAATTGAACCAGACAAAGGCATGGGCCCCACAGCAAGTCAGGGATTAGGAAAAAGCGTGGGTATTGCAGCCGGTATTGGCGCATCAATTCTCGCAAAAGCAAAAGGATATCAAAAGACTGCCGACGCGCTCACACTTGGTACTGGGAGACTAATGTCTCCTAATAAAAGAACGTCGTTTCAAGGAATGTCGATTCGTTCATTTGAGTTTGCATTTAAGATGATGGCTAAGAACGAAAGAGATGCTGCACTTATACGCGATATCAACACAATCTTTCGCCTGAACATTTATCCAAGCACCGAGTTGGGCGGCGCAATTCTTAACTTTCCTCCTACGTGGTCAATTAAATTCTATAATATAGATGGTTTAGAAAATACTCATATTCCTAGAATTTACGATGAATGCTTTTTGACAGCAGTAAATTCGACTTATAATGCAGGATCAAATCTATTCCATGCCGATGGTTCGCCAGTTGAAGTAGATATTACTGTACGATTTGAAGAGGCAAAGGCTCTTACTCGTGATGACCTTTACAAGCTTGCAGACTATTCATCTTAAAGCATATGTCATTCTTCAGACAGTTTCCTAAAACTCAGTACGACTTCTTTAATCGAGGAGTCAACTACGAGATTACCGACTTCTTCAGATACGTCACCGGAGATATTAAATTGTTAGATGACGTTTCAGTGTATTCGTATTATAGAGTTCAAAATGGTGAACGGCCTGATGTAGTATCAATGAAGCTGTATGGAACGCCGGAATATTATTGGACATTCTTTGTCATCAACGACCATTTAAAGTGTGGAATAGCAACTTGGCCATTGTCTCCAGAAGCATTTGAAGATTATATGAAAGAAGAATATGATGGCTATGCTATTAGTTCTAAGGTGAATGTTAGAGTAAATGAAGACGGCGAGCGCCTTGAGACTACAACACTTGCAGATGAATTCCCCATTGGCACGCCAGTGATTGCAACTCACGTACCTGAAGGAACTAATACAAGCATCACAACTTCAACTGGTGGAGTAGTGTATGCTAGAAATCCTCAATTATATCAGCTTATAATTAAAGGAGATATAGTAAAAACTTCGGGATCGCATCTAACGCCATTTGTAGCAACCGGCAAGATTAAGAGTGATAAAAACGAAATGTCAATTGAGCAATGGACCGAATTTAGAAATGCGGTTCATCATTACGAAGATTCAGAAGGTAATTTGACATACGATCCATATTATTTTGACCCAGACGAAACGGAAGGAAAAGTAGAAAACTTAGGGCCTCTTACTGCTATTTCTAACTATGAATATGAGAGTAATCTGAATGATGCGCGTGCTGACATTAGAATTATTAAGCCATCGCTCATCAATCAGTTTGCGCACCAATATCGCACTCTGATCAATGCTAACTAATGTCAATCTTTCTCCTGGTAGGTCAGCAGGTGTTAATCCTGCAGCTTATCGGATCAATAAGATTATACTAACTAATCACGGCGGAAGAGAAGTAGATATTGCTGGTTTAGTTACAGATTTTTTCATCACCGAAAGCATATATTCTCCATTTCTGACACTTGAAATGAATGTCAGAGATGATGTTAACTTCATTGAGGAATATCAGATATCTGGGCAAGAAAAGATTCTAGTATCATTCTCGAAGAACGAATATCAGGAAGATATTTTTCCTGAACTTAGCACATTAGATGAAGTTACAATTGAGCACACCTTTGTAGCAACTGAGTATCCAGTATATGCAAAGGCATCTAATAACCGTTCTCAGGCATTTGTAATTCGTGGTGTATCTGTCCATGCATATCTAGCCAAGTTCAAAAAGATATCTCGTGCATATAATGATACTGCAGTTAATATTATTAAAAACATTCTAATAGACGATCTGGGCTATGATGAGAGCAAGATAATTGTATCGAGTGCAGCATCTCCGCAGATGCGTGTCATTATTCCATATCTTGATCCACTGAGCGCAATTGCATGGATATTGCGTCGTAGCTTTGATGAGAATTCTGCGCCAATTTTTTGCTACGAAACACTATCAGATAAGCTAATGATACAGTCATACTCTGACTTTGTATCTTCAGCAAATAGTCCACATCGTGAGTATCGAGAGGGTAAGTTCTTCACGAATGAACTTATCGATGACTATACTCAGTCTTATCTGCAGATGTCCTCGCGCATTCTAAATATATCATCAAATATACAGCTTTCGAAGTTTGTGCCAGGATCTCAGGGCGCATACTCCTCAAAGACGCGCTATACTGACATTGCAAAGAAAACATACCGAGATGATATCTTCGATTACGTCGGCGAGTTTGACTCGATGGTTTGGATTGATAGGGGCAAATCAATTTCCACGCAATTTAAGCTAAGCGAAAACGAGCGATCATTGAATGAGTATGAAGAAGCTAAGGTAAACTTTGTTTCGCTGAATACTCTTGCGTTTGACGAAGAAAGCGGTGAATACAATTATCATCAGCCAACTGTCGGTAATGTGTTAAACAAAGCCGGATCTTATATCGAGAATCTTGATTCTATCATACACGAGCTGCAGTTATATGGTGACGCACTAATGCGCTCGGGCAAGTGTGTAAATCTTCAGCTAGTAAAAGCACAGGATCCAGATGTAGAAATGCGCGAGGATAAAGCTCGTGGGAGTCAATCAAAGGATGAGTTTCTATCTGGGCGTTACATTGTTAGCGGAATCAAACATTCGTTTGGCAATGAGTACTATATGCAGATTAGAGTAAAGAAGGATACCTTCTCTTATATTTTTGAAGAATACGATGAATACGATTGACCATTTTGTAGGCGGGCAGTTTTCTTGGTTTACTGGAGTAGTCGAAGATATCCTTGATCCAAAAGAAATGGGTCGAGTACGAGTTCGTTGCTTTGGATATCATTCCGAAAGCAAAGATGAAATTGCTACAGAAGATCTTCCATGGGCGGTCGTGATGACACCGATTCAGTCAGCCTCCATGTCTGGAATTGGTTACTCCGCAACCGGTATTCTACAGGGATCGTGGGTTGTTGGATTCTTTCGCGACGGACCTTCTGCGCAAGATCCAATCGTGCTAGGTACTATTCCTTCTATTTCTAGCGAGGCAGATACCACGAAAGGATTTGCTGATCCGGATGGTAAGTATCCGTTGCCCGCGCTAATTGGCGAGCCAGATATGCCACAGGAAGCGCGTTCAGTATATAAAGATGCTCCTGCATATGTTATCAGAAACGATTTACGTCAGGAGGATATTGAAACCGCTATTCCGCCTAAGGTTGAGTCAGTTGTTCCTGCTGGAGCAGATAGCTATTATGAAAGAAAGACCTGGAGTGTATGGGATGTAGATCAGGTAGCAAATCCTGTCTATCCAATGAACCATGTCTATCATTCTGAATCTGGGCATGTTCGAGAGATCGATGATACTCCATACTATGGCCGCATTATGGAGATGCATCGTTCTGGTACATATACAGAGATCAATAATGCAGGCGATAAGACCACAACTATCGTGGGCGACAATTATGTAGTTGTGCTGGGGAACGATAATATCTACATTAAAGGCTCAGCAAATATTACTGTCGATGGTGACCTAAGACAACTGATCAAGGGTAATTACCACATTGAGGTGGAAGGCAACAAGACAGAATATATTAAGGGTACACGCCAATCAAAGATCGGTCAATCTGAGCATATCGAAATTGGTCAGGATTATGCATCAAACGTCATCAATGACAGAATTTCGCGCATCGGTGGAAATACTACTATCATTCGAGACGGAAATAAAGACGAAACGATTGCAGGAAACTCAGATGTTCTTGTCAACGGAAATGATGGCCATATCGTAATTGGAGAACGGCAGGAGTATACTGGCTCACACTTTGAATGTACTACAACAGGTCACTTAATTGTAGTATCAAATGAGTTTATGTCGTTGAGCTCAGCGTCAACGTTAGAAATGGATATTACTGGGAACGTCACGCAGACATTTGGCGCAGCGCAAACAGTAAATGTTACTGGTGCAGTATCCGAAACAATTGGCGGTAATCAATCCACGAATGTCAGCGGCACTCAAACGATGTCAATTAGCGGTACACAAAGTATTACTGCTTCTGTCACGAATATTGGTAATAACGTCAACGTTACTGGCGTGCTTGCAGCAACATCAAATGTCACCGCTGGCCCAACATCAATTTCACTGACAACTCACAAGCACGTTGGTGTTCAGACTGGATTAGGATTAACTGGCCTGCCGCAATAATATGCCAATTAAAATTCCAGATATACCATCGACTCCGATTCAGGTTCCACAGATTCCTGCGCCGCCCAAGCTCCTCTGCGATGCCAATGCAGCGCTGACGCAGGTTACTCAAGCAAAGAAGCAAATTAAGGAATTGCTGAAGAACAAGAAAGCAGCAACCGCGACACTTCTGGGCTTAATACCTGAAGTAAATAGCGTGATGAACGACGTTAAGGCAATACAAGAAACAGTATCATCGTTTCAATCAGAACTTAAAGCAATATCTACATCTAAGAATCCAGTACAAATTGCCCAGTTTATTGAAAAGTGGTCTGGATCGGTAAAAGGCCTTACTTCATTAGTTTCTCAGGCACAAGCAATTTCAAATGATCCGAAAGCAATATTCAATTATTGCACCGATGCTCCAAACTTTAATCTTAATCCGCTAACGGGCAAAGTAAAGCTAGGATCGCTATCTGCTATCATTCCTAATACAAACCCAACAGAAGCAGAATCGTTGGTAAATAGTATAGTCGATAATACAAAGAAAACGACAACAGGAGCATCCGGCACGTCCTTTTCAGAAGTAAGAAAGTATACTACTAATGTTTCATCTAAGATACACGATATCGCAAAAACGATTACTGATCCTCGCGAGCGTAACAAAGTATTGACATATGCAGACCGCAAAACTGCTGCAGTTGGCGGTGTATTACCCGAGGAAAACTTAAACACATATAGAGAAAATATCGTTGCTGATTCTGAGTATCCAGAAGATTCAGCACTTGCTGGTAAACTTGATGAAATCGACGCGATACTAGAAGGACAAGAGACTACAGTTGCTCCTTATGCTCGGTATATGCAAAACGATTCAATAGATTAATTCTCAAAAATTTTGATAAATAGCTGAAGCATGAGCTCCGCAATTTCAGACTATAACGTAAACGAGCTTTACGTCAGCCGTCGATCATCAGTCGTATCGAAGAAACGGTTGTATTCTGACCTAGATCTCTCACTTGCTCTAAATCTGAATTTCCGCGATATCGTGCCACTGGTTGACATTGATGCGGTTAAGAACTCAATCAAGAATCTTATCTTAAGCAATTTCTATGATCGGCCTTTTCAGCCTGCGCTAGGGTCAAATGTATCTGCGCTACTATTTGAGCCTGCTGACAATTTTACTATGTCGGCAATGCGCGAGGAAATCAAGCGCGTAATTAAAAAGTTTGAGCCGCGTGCTGACAGCGTGGTTGTAGAGATTTTGGATAATTCTGACAGAAACGCATACAATATCAATATCGGCTTTCGCGTCATCGCAATCGATCAAAGAGTGGATATAACTCTTTACCTTAAGAGAATCCGCTAATACTTTCTACCTATGGCACAGATCAATGTCTCAGAACTCGACTTCACGACACTTAAAGAGTCGATCAAGTCACACTTCAAGAATCAAAGCAAGTATAACGACTGGGACTTTGATGGATCTGGCCTGTCAATTTTACTCGACGTTCTAGCGTATAATACGCACTACAATGCCGTCACGGCACATCTAGCGCTGAACGAAGCATTCTTGGATTCTGCACAATTGCGCGGTAACGTTGTTTCTCACGCTAAACTTCTGGGATATGTTCCACGTTCCACCATTGCATCTACTGCAGTCGTGAATGTAGTAGTAACAGCGCCAACATCTAATCCTCCGCCATTTTTAACGCTTGATAGAGGACACAAGTTCAGCACAGTTGTTGACTCATCTAAGTATACATTTGTAGTATTGGAACCAAAACCAGCTGTTCCTTTAAACACAACGACGAATACTTACACATTTACTAACGTAGTTCTTAAGCAGGGTACGTTAAAGAAAATGCTTTATCGTGTAGATGAATTGATTGAGAATCAGAAATATGAAATTCCTGATACTACTGTAGATTCTACTACAATGAGAGTTCGCGTCAACGACGGCGAGGAATTTTCAATTTATACGCAGTTTAGTACTCTGATTGGTCTAAATAACACCTCAAAGGTTTATTTCCTTCAGGAAAATGCCGATGGCCGATATGAAGTATATTTTGGCGATAATAATTTAGGTATTAAGCCTGGATCAAATAATATTGTTGAGATCGAGTACGTTTATACAAATGGCAGGATTGCAAACGGTGCTGCCAATTTTCAATCCGCGCAAGCATTTACATACGGAATACCTGGATCAACGACCGGTGCAACAGCAACGATTCCAGTAAATAGCGCTGTAGTAACTACTCTAACAAATTCGTATGGTGGTGCAGAAAAGGAAAGCACGGAATCGATTCGTTATAATTCTCCACTGGCATTTATCACGCAAAATCGTGCTGTGACTGCTGAAGATTATCGCGCAATTATTCTGCGCGAGTTTGGAGGAATTGATGCTATTTCTGTTTGGGGCGGTGAATCAGATCCTGAACCAAATTACGGTAAAGTGTATATTGCAATCAAGCCATCTGGCAAAGATTTTCTTAACACTGCAGAAAAGCTGCAAATCACAGATAGTATCTTAAAGGGTAAGAACGTTGTATCAATTGAACCAGTAATCATTGATCCAGAATTTACTTATCTTGAAATTGAAACATTTATCAAGTATAATTCAAATTTGACTGATAAAACAACTGCTGCATTGGAATCTTATGTTCGTGATATCATCCGTAACTACAATGACCAGAACTTGCAGAAGTTTGACGGTGTATTTCGTTTCTCTCAGTTTCTAGGATCGATTGATAGTTCTGAACCATCAATTCTAAATTCGGTAGCTCGGCCATATATGTTTAAGTGGATCACACCAAAAGCAAATGGTCTGATGAATTCATTTACACTTGATTTTCCAGTGCCAACATACACGACAACATCGACAAGCGCTGTTCTTTCTTCATCAGGCTTTATGATGGGTGGTCTGGAACACTTTTTCGGTGATGAGCCAATTGTCGGTACAACTGACAGAAATGTCTATATTTACAGAGTAATAGAAGGTAACCGCAAGAAAATAGCAAATGCTGGCAGAATATATTCTACTATTGGTAGAGTAGTGTTAAATCGTTTTACAGTAGACTACACAACTGTAAACGTGAATCCTCCAGATATTAGAATTATTGCTTTACCAAACTCGTTTGACATTGCTCCCAAAAGAAATCAGCTACTAGAAATCAATCAGGCGTATGTTACTGTAAAAGCTGAAATCGATGCAATCGCTGTTTCAGGCGCAGCAGGAACAAGTTCATATACCACGACACCTCGACATCGCTAATTATGTCCTACGTTGAGTCGACAGTTAGTGCTAAAAAGAAAACAAAAGAAGCAATAAGAGTTGAGACTCTTATACCTGATGCACTGCGCGAAAAATCAGCAGTGCTAGTACAATTTCTAAAGGACTATTATGACCTTGTAAATCGAGATGGTAAAACTTCGTTTTTTATTACAGTTCAGGCTGGAATAGGCCAATATACTATTGGCGAAGAAGTAGAAATGAATACTTCTGTTGGTGGTATTATTACTGCAACTGTTGCTAAGTTTGAGAATAATATTCTATTGGTGCATAACGCCGATGGAGAGTTTGTTCGTGGAGAAGCTTTAGTTGGCACAGAATCAAATTGTACTAGAAATATTTCTACTATTCAAAACATTTACGATAATCCAAGTTTTGAGATTAATCGTATTATGGAAGAACGAGATATCGATAGAGCAACAAATCGATATCTCGAGGTGCTGCAACGCGAAACAGCAATTAATGTTCCAGGTAAATTTACTGCAGATACTATCAATCTGTATAAAAATTTATTAAAGTATTATTCAATGAGAGGCTCAGAAAACTCAATCGAGCTTTTCTTTAGAATTATATTTCAACAAAGCGCCGAAGTATATTATCCTTTTAACGATACTTTTAAGCCATCATCTGGTAATTGGACTTCAGTTAATAGTAATTTTACCGGATCTATTGCAGGCACTACACTTACTGTATCATCTGTCGAATCTGGATCGTTGGATGAGGATGTATTGATTACCGGAGCTGGAATTGCTCCTGGAACAATCATTAATGGTTTAGGAACTGGCACAGGATATACTGGAACATATTCAGTTGGCGTAAGCCAAAACATCGGCAAGACGCCAATGAATAGTTCTGGTGCTTATTTTACCGGATCTATTTCGGGAAATACTTTGACTGTTACTGCAGTACAATCTGGCACAATAGCAATAGGAATGGTTCTGTCCGGCTCAGGAATTACATCAAACGTAAAAATTTCTCAATTAGGCACTGGTACCGGTGGTGTAGGAACTTATACTTTGGTATGGATACCTAGCACTTTTACAGGATCGATTTCTGGAACAACGCTAACAGTTACTTCGATGGGCGTTGGTTCTTCGGATATTGAAATAGGTACGCAGATTACTGGCACAGGGGTTACTGCCGGTACAACTATCGTAAAACCACCTGCAGTCGTTACGGCTATCAGCAATTATATTGCAAACGGAACAACCACCGTAACTGCAACAGTCGCTTCGACGAGTGGATATACTAATGGAGATGTTATTACAATTTCTGGAGCTACAGGTGTAGAACAATTAAAACTAAATGGCACGTGGACTATTGCATCTATTCCAAATAGTACTACTTTTACATTTGTAGTTTTTAATTCTATTACTGCAGCAACGTATACTGCCAATCTGGGTACTGCAACAATAACCAAAACTACAACTGGCGCTGGAGGAATTGGAACGTATATCGTCAATTCTAGCCAAACCGTAAGTTCAACTACTTTAACTCAGATTATTAATTCTACAACTATTTCTGCGTCTGGGGCAGAATTTACTGGTAGTATATCCGGAGCAATACTGACTGTTAGCGGCATAAAATCCGGCGCTGTCACAATTGGATCGAAGATTTATGGTGGTAGAGTTTTACCGGGAACAACAATCAAACAATTTGGACCATCGACTACGGGTGGAGTGGGTACTTATATAGTAGGTGTCGATCAAACAGTATCTTCTACATCAATCAGCGGAGTTTCGCTATCAGCTTCTCAATACTCTGATGCAAATGGATTTACGTCTAACATTAAGAAACTACACGATTCGTATTATTATCAAAGATATTCATATGTAGTAAAGACGGGTTTGAATGTTGATGCATGGAAAGATCCTTTTAATCGTCTAGTACATCCTTCTGGATTTATATTTTTCGGCCAAATTTTCCTTGTACTCGAAGCAATTCAGAAACTAACAGAAAAGCTGAATAGCAGAATGCCACTTAACCAGCCCGGATTGATTTCTGCTGCCGACCTTGTCTATCTGCTTGAACTTGCTTATGCAGATTATATCACTGTTAATCCTGATGGCGATTCTATTCTAAACTATCAGAATATGAAAGCATTGGCAGAGTATGCTGTCAAGCTTATACTTCAGTTTGAAGGACAAAATCCTGGGTTGCAGTTTGTTACTCTGCGAAGATTAGAATCCACGAAGTTTATCAACGAAAACCCGATAGATCGTTTCATTCAATACACTATCCAGGACTCTATAAATAACGTCATTCCTTACTACAATACCGGAGCGGTAATTCTAAAACGCAATTTCTAAGTCACTATGTCAGCCATTATCACATCAGACTTTCGCAATCTAAACGCGAAGAACTTCAAGAACAACATCACGTCCGACTCCGAGAACGTATATCTTTTCATCGGAAAGTCTGACAAGTGGTCAACATCGCTTACAGGCACAACTGATGTTGCGCCAAACAGTGGTAATCCAGTCGACTCACTTCTGACAACCCAGGATGCTGATCGTAATATGATTGCTTTGAAGAGCATCACAGGCACTGATGTTATCAACCTGATTCCTCGTTATAATTGGGTTTCAGGAACACGGTATTCCGCGTGGGACGATAATGATCCTACTATCTTTGACCGCGGAAACGACAATCCTTTTTACGTACTAACTGATTCATTTACAGTATACAAGTGTCTTTACGCTCCGTATGGCCCTACTGGAGCTTTAATTACTTCTACAGTAAAGCCAACTCATAATCCAACTACTCCAGGAGGAGTGCTTACCGGAGACCCCGTCGAATACGCAGATGGTTATATCTGGAAGTATATGTATAAAGTTAGTGCTACAGAAGCAGCAAAGTTCTTGACAAACAATTATATTCCAATTAAAACAATTGTTGGAGGAAGTACGATTGTTTTAACTGGTAGCGGAACAGTTCCATCTGTAAACGATACTATTGTTGGTGCAACATCTGGTGCTACTGCAAAAGTATTTTCTGTCAATTCAAATACGCTAATAGTATATAACGTAAGAGGTACTTTCACAGTCACTGAAGCAATTGTTGGAGCTGGCGGAAAAACAATTTCAAGCATTACACTCAATAATGCTACGACGGTGGGCGAATTTGGAACAATCGATACCGATGATACTGCACGTCTTGAGTTTCAAAATGCTGCAACCTCGACGATCAAGGGTAAGATCTATAGCATTGCAATTGATCCTGATGATCCAACCGCAACGACACTTTCTTATGGTGGTAGCGGATATACTTCCGCTCCAACAGTAACAATTCTTGGTGATGGCTCCGGAGCACAAGCAACTGCAACTGTTTCCGGTGGAAAGGTAGTAAGAATTGTTGTCACGAATCCAGGATCAAACTATAACGTTGCATATGTTACACTTAGCGGTGGTAATGGTGCCGGATGTGTTGCTCGCGCAGTATTATCGCCAAAAAATGGTCATGGCTCAGATCCTGCTGCTGAACTTGGTGGTTATTATATTGGTATTGCAGCAACGCTAACAGGCGAAGAAGGCGCGGGTGACTTTGCAGTTGATACACAATTCCGACAGGTAGGACTAATTAGAAAGCCAAAGGAACTTTCCGGCGGAAATTCTATTCCTGCAGTCGCGAGTACTTTATCAGCATTGACATATCTGACACTTAACAGCGGTTCAACTGGAACATTTAATGTTGGAGATTACATTACCAATGGTGCGCAAACGCCAGCAATTGGATTCATTGATTCTGTAACTACTTTATCAGGCGGTATAAAGAAATTAGGAATTCATCAAAATGATAAAACTGGTTATACAGCGTTTTTGACTGGTAATACTATTAATGCATATACTGGCGCCGCTCAAACTTCATCTGCTAGTGGAGTAATAAACACAATTACTGCATCGGAATATGTGCACTTTTCTGGAGACATTGTATTTCTGGAAAATCGTACATCTGCAATTCAACGTACTGAATCTCAGATTGAAGACATTCGTATCATCGTTGAGTTCTAAGATATCTTATACTTTCTAACATGGCGATCACCTATTTCAACGAATCACCCTACTGGGACGACTTTAATAAAGATAAGAACTATCTGAGAGTTCTTTTCCGTCCTGGTTATTCGGTCCAGGCGCGTGAACTTACTCAGCTGCAAACCTCAATTCAGGCACAAATTGAGCGTTTCGGTAATCACTTCTTTAAGGACGGAACGAAGGTAATGGGTGGCTTAGCCACGATCAATAATAAGATTGCTTACGTTAAAGTAGAATCTTCAAGCCAATCTACCTCGTATGACAGCAATACTTATTCCGGAAACGAGAGCTTATATCTGGAAAAAGATGCAAATGGAAGCTATGTTTTAATTGGTGCAACTCTATTTGGAGTTACAAATGGACTTCATGCCAAGATTATCGATATTGTGCCTCCTGAAGGTGCAGAACCGCTAACACTTTACGTCGAGTATCTTAATTCTGGTGGAGCAAATACTACAAATGCCGGTCTAGTAAAGGCATTTGCTGCCCAAGAATATATTTTGCTGCAAAAATATAATCCAGATACTGGAGCAGTAACACAGCGAATTGCATTTCGTGCAAAGCCACAAGAAAATGGAAATGTCAATCCTACGGGGTTTGGCACCCGTGTGTCAGTTGAAGAAGGCGTTTACTACCTCAACGGATGTTTTGTTCATACTCCAGCATCAAGTATCATCGCGTCTCGCTATCGTCAAAATCCATGGTGCAGAATTGTTTACCGTGTTGAGGAAAGAAAAGTCACTCCAGTTGATGATACCACACTGAATGATAATGCGCTAGGAACTCCAAACACTGGTGCGCCTGGTGCGCACCGTTATCAGATTCTGATGAATCTGGATGTAGAAAATTGGAATCCAGCTCAGTACGATGATACGCTCGATAATTTCATCCTAGTGATGACTATCGAGGATGGAAAAGTAAAGAAACTAAATCGCACAGAATACACTGAGATCATGAAGACCATGGCTCAGCGTACCTATGAGGAATCTGGTAATTACGTCGTAAATCCATTTAAGATTGATGTCCGCGAGTATCTGAATACTTACACCAATGGCGGCTTATATACTGCGAATCAGATTCAGAATGCCGTCGCTGGTATCAATACCGCTAATCAGGCAGCAACTTATGCATCAAATAAGCTTGCCGCGGGGCTAGAACCTTCTGTTGCATACATCAATGGATTCCGCGTAGAATTGCAATCTACTGCTTATGCAATCCTGAAGAAATCGCGCAGCTTTAAGAGTCTTACTAATGCAGTAATCGATGCTGGTTATGGTAATTACCTTACTGTTTATAACGTAACTGGTCTTCCAGATATTACCAATTTTAGTTATGTTAATTTGAAGGATGCTATTACGGGTGGCGGCAATATCATTGGTACTGCGCGTGTTCGCTCAATGGAGCGTATTTCTGGTAGTAACTTTAAGTTGTATATTTTTGACGTTACTCTGAATTCTGGTAAGTCAATGGCACAAGTTAGAAGTGTCACAAGTGCTACTGTAACATTTACTGCAGATACGTATGTTATCGGAACAGGCGGATCACAAGTTGCTGGAGCTGAGGTGCAAGATGCATCATCTGTTTCGCTGCTTTATAAGCTACCATATGATGTTATCAAGTCGACAGCAGATCTGACTTATACAGTTCGTCAATCATTCTCTGGCACCATCACTGATGGCGGCGGAGGAAATGATACAATTGTTTTAAATCCTACTGTTGATAATCAGTACTTTATTTCGGAAGCTGCTTCAGATTATATTGTAGCAAAGAGTGATGGAACTATTATTGTTCCAACATCTGTCGATGTCGAAAGCGTAAGTGGGCAAAACTATAATAAAGTAACGCTTTATTTTTCTTCTGCTACTGTTGCGTCAAATACATCTGTGACAGTAATTGCGTCAACGCAGCGCTCGCTTTCGCCAAAGACGAAGACACTGGCGATCAATCAAACACTACCAATTACAAGTCCAAATACTGTTGCTAGCGCTAGCACATATGATAGCTTAAATACTGTTGATGTTATTCGCATCAAGGCAATTCATATGTCTGCTGATTTTAGTACAGCTGCTACTACATCCGATCCTGATATTTCCGATCGTTATGTTCTTGATACTGGTCAGCGCGACACATACTACGATTACAGCACTCTGCAACTTAAGGCAGGCGTAAATCCACCTACTGGTAGATTACTTGTCGTATTTGACAAGTATACGCATGGAAATGGTGATTACTTTGCAGTTTCTTCATACACAAATTATGAGGATATTCCAACATTTACTTCATCGCGCGGCACAGTAGCTTTAAGAGATTGCCTAGATTTTCGTCCTGCAGTAACAGCGTTTTCATCAACGAAAATGTCTGCGCCTCGTCCAAATATTACTACCGATATGGAGTATTATCTTGGACGAGTGGACAAGCTGTGCCTAGATCAGTACGGAAATGTTAAGATCAAAGAAGGTGTACCATCATTAAATCCAGTTGCTCCTCCTGATATTCAGGATGCGCTGACGATGTATATCCTAACGATTGCTCCATACACCTTTAGCACGCAAGACGTAAAGGCAAAGAGTTTAGATCATCGGCGCTATACGATGCGCGATATTGGTCGTATTGAAAAGCGCGTGCAGAAGCTTGAGTATTATACTGCACTTTCACTACTAGAAAAAGAAACAGCAAATAAGCAAATCCTGGATGCTGATGGCGTAGATCGTTACAAGAACGGATTCGTTGTTGACAGTTTTACCTCGCACGGAATTGGCGCCGTAGCACATCCAGATTACAGCGTGGCCGTTGATAAAGTCAACGGATTGATTCGTCCTCTATTTTACGAGGAGTCTGTCAATCTACGTCTGAATACTGCTCTTTCGCAAAATTACCGTCAAAGCGGTCCATTAGTTACTTTAGATTATTATTCTGCTCCTGTCATTACTCAGCCATTTGCCTCTTATGAGCAGGACGTAAATCCATTTGCGGTAAATACTTGGACTGGTAAAATTAAGCTATATCCTGGTACAGACGAATGGAATGAAAATCACATCGCTCCAGACGTCAAGATCGATGCCGCCAATGGCGCATACGATTCACTCAAGTTCTTCAGCACTCCAGAACTTGCTACGGGTACGCTATGGAATTACTGGGAAACCAATTGGTACGGTACTGACCGCAACAACGGAACAGATACAGAAAATCTATCAGTTGGGCCATCAGGAATTGATCCGGCATACAAAAATACTACTGCACAACTGACCTCCGGCACTAGCGTTGGTCTTGCTCCAGGAACAACTGAATCATACAACGCAGATCGTGCTGTAGAAATTAACGTTGTTCCATACATTCGCTCACGCAAGATTTACTTCAAAGCTACAAACTTACGCCCAAATACTAAGTTTTATGCATTCTTCGATGGCGCAAATGTCGGTAAGTATGTTCGCCAGGAGCACGTATTTCCAGCATATTTGCTAGCATACACGGGTACGAGTGATGCAATTGATCCATCTTATATCAATCGTAATGATCCGACATTCTTCCAGGATTATATTAATTATACTCAGCATCCTATGGGATATACTGAGTTATTCTCGAATGAATATGGAGAAATTGCTGGATCATTTGTTATTCCGAATAACAGCCAGATTAAATTCCGCGCCGGCCGCCGCTTATTTACTTTAGTAGATATCGGAAATGGTGACAAGCGTTTAGCATCATCTTATGCCGATGTTGCATATGATGCGCGTGGTCAATTCACTCCAACACTTCGTCCAGTCGAGCCTTCATATGAAGATGCTCCAGTTGATATTCGTCAGGATGACCAGCCTATTGTTGCTCCACCTCCTGCTCCTCCGCAGCCTATTGGAAAACTGGTCGAAATTGATACAGATACAAATACGATAACACCAGTTGCTCCGCCTCCAACTGCTGTAGAAGTAATTGATGTTATTCCAACTACATTGGTAAATCCTACTACAGTACCGCCAAATGAAGTAATTATTTGCCCTCCTTCGAAATGGAATGACACAATTGAAACTAAGGGATCAACTATTACTCCGCCGAACGGCCCAACAACGACACCTGAACCGCCATGGCAGCCAACGAACATCACGGTTACTGTTCCGCCTGAAGAAGCAAGAAAAGGATGGTATCCTATCGAGGCATATCCTCCTTATACAAATAGATCGCCATATCTCGTATGGGATTATCCTCCACAACCAAGGCCTGTTGAAGAAGTGCACGAAGAGGCAGTAAAGAAAGGCTGGTATCCATCAGAAGCTTATGGTCAAGCACCTGGAGGTTTAGTATACGGATATCCTCCTTCACCAAATCAATTCTT